GGTAAGATAAAGTACGGAACAGGACAAGGTATGGGTACGAAAGGATCTTTCGCCATTGCCTCGGTCACGGACCACTTCCTAAGCGAGTTTCTTCTAAGTAAATATTACCCAGAAGCCGTAAAGAAGAATCCGATCGAAGACCTATACAATCGTGTAGGTGACGATCTCTGGATTTGGGATCCAGAAGATTACATTAGTGAAGCTCTCGTAAGAGACTATCAGATGGTAATCAATCACTCAAAATCAAAGATTGCTACTCAGACCAACATTGTTGGCGAGTACGTATCTATGAACATGAACTATGGTGTCGACGTTAGTCGGATATCCATACGTAATATGTTAGATATAAAGGGTGACCTCTATGCTGTTATGCCATTAATACTTCATCTGCGTGAGCGGACTAGTATCGACATACACATGTTACTTACAGAACTTTATGAAGCGGGTATGTACCCGAACAAAGTCTGGAGTAACTTCTTTAAAGGGATCTGTTTGGAAACTATAGTTTCCACTACAAGTGACATTAAAGAGGAATTAAGGCAGGCTCTTATCAAGCTTAATGCCGAAAAGAATTTTTCAGAAAATGGTCCTGAGCCATATGGAGAGCTTCGCAGCCATCCAGACGCTGAGTACATCATGCTAATCCTTATGATACATGGTATCCGTAAAGACGCATCTGAAATTAAGAGCCAAATATTACGGCTCCATTCTATAACACCCGAGACGCTCCAACATTGGAAAGATGCGTGGGTGACTTCCAAAAGGGATCAAACCATTTGGGACACCAAGTTAAAATTACATGAATTAATAACTTGGATGCAGTACGTTGATAGTACTGACTTCATAGAAACGCTAGATCCAGATACTATAGTATGGGGAATTCTAGGCTGCCATGAAATTGGCGAGGCATTCAAACAACTCTTTTACTTTCGTGAAAAGTTGGAAGAAGCACGGAGCCAACTTACGTTTCAAAACATCAATAGATTAACACCTATTGGAGTCGAAAATAGTAAGATGAGACAATTTGTCGCTTTAAGTAAAATTATTACTGTAGACGATCATAATGGTCTCAAGATTGCACGTATCATTGATAAATGTTTTATCATTGATGACGAGTGTCAATCTACTCTGTTAACAAAAGTTAGAGACATTGTCTCAAAGCTATTTGTTGTAAGTAAAGAGGATCTTTTGGACACAAACTTAGGTTACCCTTTGACTGTCTATGGACCTCACCCTAACACGGATCCGAAACCAGATGATATTGTTAATATCACTGACAACGGAAATGCATTAATTTGCACATAAGGATTACACATGTAAT